TTGTAATTATATTATATCATACATATATGACAATGTCAACCTTTTTTGCGCATTTTTTTTCTAACAATCCATCCAAATAAGTACATCTCCGACGTTTACAGGACATTGAGAGAACTCTTTCTTTTTTGGTTTCGGTTCTTCATATCTTTCCCTTTTTGGTTTCGGTTCTTTTTTTGGCAATGTGTTTTCTTTATTGTTTTTTGTGTTTTTGCTTCTACTTTCTGTATACTCTTTTTTTGGTGGTGCTAAATCATAATTTTTTGCATTACAACCAGCAAGCAACATAATAATTACAATTATAGATAATTTTTTCATACATATTCTCCTTAATAATCAATTTTGAACGTTTCCGATGTTATTACCTCGCTGAATGTCAATGGCAACGCTTCTATCGTGCAAGGCAACTTATGTTTATCGCAAAACTCATTATATTCTTTTGGATACATGGAAGGGAAGGAGCTTTTGTTAAAAAATCCTAATGCTACTAACTTCTCGCCTGTCACTTCACCAGTAATATCATCTATCAATCTTGATGGTGTTTTTACAACAATCCACTTTTCAAAAATTCCGCTCATTTCATACCACAACATGTGTAAGCTCTTTTCAGTTGTAGAAAAACTGGCAACAAAAGCCGTGTGCATTTCCACGGTGTCGCTTGTTATAGGTTTTGATTTAGCTCTTTTCTTTTGCTCTACAAAATAAACTCCGCCATCAAATCGTTTAAAATATTCATTGTCTTTTTGCATCAAATCGTCAACAGTTTCAATTCGATAGCTCCAAAAATCGAGTAAAGCTTGTTTACTTTTCCTTTGTGGAAAATTAATAGCGTATCTATGTTGATGCACAATTTTAACTATCTCACTTCTATCAATTCCTGTCTTTGGTCGTCGTCTGTCGTCAGCTCGTAATCGTGGCATGTCCGTTTCGCCAATTGTCACTCCGTTTATTTGATAACTTCTTTCTTTTTCAAGAGAAAACCCATTTTTTTTTGCGCAAGCTTCTACATTGTCTCTTCCATACATAAAATTTAAAAGTTTGTAAGATACAGTCTGCTCACCTGTTAGCAATGTTAATTTTATCTCATCATTAATGTTAGATCCGTAATTATTTTTTTTTCTTTTTTCAAAATTTGTTGTATCTGTATATTTCATCAAAAAAGTTTTCAATTCTGAAACATCACGTGCGATAACATCGTATAACAAGTCAGCCTCTTCTTTTGCGAAATAACCGTCAGCACCATCATTTTTTGATAACTTCTTGTCCAAGTTTATAAGTTTAATGCGTTTATCGAACTCCGTTTCTGTAAAATGTTCAGCCATGTTGTTTGTAATAATAACACTCGACCCTTTATACATGTACTCGTAGTTAGTGCCACCTTTTAATCGAACACGAAGAGGTTGTTCTTGAAAATTTTTAATAAAGTCTTTGCTCGGCGGTTCTATTGGGTTGTTATCTCCTATTATAACAAGAAATTTTCCCTCACATTCTGCATTCCAACCCCCAACGTCGAACACTGACCCCTTGTTGTCTGGTCTAGCGCCTTTTGATGTGCATATTCCTTGGTATACTGTTTCTAACATTCTATGAATAAGCGATTTACCGCTATTTGAAGCAAAACCAATGACAAGGTGTTGTTTGATTGCTTGTTTTTGATTGAGGTAAGGATAGCGTAATATCCCCGCTAACGCCCCAGCATAATTTTGTTCATCAACAAGTGTTTTCAATTTTTCCAACAACGGGTGTACATACAACTGACCGTGACTATCTCTTTTTGGTTCGACATTATCCCACAAGTGAACAACGTCGCTCGTCATGTCTTCTGATGTTGATAACGGAAGTATTATTTGCATAAACATTGTCGCAAAATCTAAGTTTTTTGGTGATATTCCACCAATGCAATTATGATTGATTGCCTGTTTTAACGTTTCTAACGTATACTCATTATCTAGTATTTTAAAATTGAAAATAGTTGTGCCAAACAACCCAATGTGCCGTTGAAGCGTGAAGTGCTCTCCATCAAATACTTGTCGCAACTTGTTTGATATAATTGTTTCTTTTTCGTCCGTATCACCGTAAGTGTCTGCATTATCCGCTATTCTGTTTAACGTCGCATGAAAGCGAAGCGGAACTTTGTTGTATCGTTTTTTGTCGATCTGTATCATTTTGCATTTTTCTACAATAAAGTTACTCATTTTCTTCATGCTTTCTTACAAAAACAATTACAGTATCATACCATCCATTTTTTTCGGAAATTGGACAAACGTATAATATGCTCTCCATATTTTTCATTTGTTCCAAAATTTCGTAAGACTCACTTTCATCAAAAGGAACGTTTGACAATGCTAATATGATGTCTTCTCTTAAACTCGTCAAGTCATCATTAATTATGCGGACACATTGTATATCTTCTCTTCTCCCCTCTTTTATCAGTTTGTTAATTTTAGCTAGCGCTTGGTCAGTCATAACATGACCCCTTTCAATTTATTCAAACAAAAAAGTCAATTACCGCATCAATTAAGTAACGATGATTGACTTTCTAGCTTACATTTGCTATAATTATCTTATCGTTATTAATTTACCCGATTTAAATTAATAATATTAGGAACGGTTACCTCCGTTCTTTTTTTGTTTGTAAACTCATTATAACATAGTTAAAAAATAATTGCAAGTTTATGCGTATGTTTTGATTTTTGTTTGTATGTTGACGTATTTAGACATCAGATACATACGACTGTATTCGTTCGTTTTCTTAAATATACGTATTGTGGAAAACTACAATAAAACCTCATGGCTACGTGACTTATAAGAGATATATACGTAATATACATAATATACGTCTTTTTTATAATTATTATTATTAGTTATTATTTTATAGGGTTTTAGGGTCTGTTTTTAGGGTAAAAAAAAATATACACAGAATATGCGTATATTGCGTATGTTACGTATGTAACTCTGTTATATGGCTTAACCATGCGGTTTTATGCCGTTTTAAAGCTCTTTAATTTATTTCATTATACCACATTTTGCAGGACGCAACAAGTTATTTGTCACGATCATTAAGCGTTGCAAACCTCATTTGCCCCAAAAACCACATGAAATGCGCTTCGCATGTTATAATTGAATTACGTTTTGTGTGATTTTTTGACTACACGAAATGTAAAAAATGAAAGGACGAAACAAGATGAAGTATGAAAATACAGAGAGATATGACGATGAACAGATCGCAATTATCGTATCAGGCGCAAAATTAAAAACATTTAAGTTCATTTTATCAGAAAACATGCTTAATGAGGATTTGGGCTGGTTCATTGGTGAAAGTATCCACGGAATGCGCACAATCAAGGTTAATAATCGTATTAAGGTTCGCAGTCTGATGCGTGAGACAATCGAACACGAACTATTGCACCTTGTGTTTGACATCGCTAATGTCGGTGGTGCGATGATGTCACAAGAGACATTAGCGACATTGCTTGCGCCGTACATTGAGGAGATACATCAAACAGCATGCGAGATTACCGATGTGATATTCGGAATGGAAAAAGGAAGTGAGCAGAATGAGCGACGAGGAGCTAAAACCCTATTATATGGAGTATCTAGCAGAGCATAAGCTCGAACTGGGTGCGACATTAAAAGACATTAAACAAGACATTATGCGTTATTATGCAGAAAAGGGCGATACAGACGATAATAGACGTCTTGTGTCGAAGATGATTGGTGATTATGACGTGTTGCGCTGGGCAGTCGGACAGCGATACAAATTGCGAGGTTGTTCATGTGCGATCGCATTCATGAAAATATCGAGAGAAAGGATATGATAATATGTGTGCAATAATTATTGCAGTAGTATCAATCACGATGTTATTCGTGTTCATTCCAATATTAATGCCAATCACGTTATTTTGCGTGTTTGTTGGCGGTATTGTGATGATTATTAGAGGCGTGAAAATGCTGATTAAGGGAAGTGATGAGTAATGCGATATTATGGTAATAAGCCGTATCTTTTGAACGGATATGTAACGAATGATTTTGTAACGTATGATCGTGCTGATTTGGACAAATACACGTTGCGAGAATTGCAGTTGATGGGCAGGCTGTATCAAATCGACAAGTATAATGGCTTGGCGAAAAGACAACTTATAGATGCCCTGTTGAAAATTCAGAAGCAAGAGGGACGCTTGTACAAATTACTTGAAGTACCGCAACCGAACCGCAACAAAGGCAAGCGTCTTGTGCGAGATGCAACAGAGTTTAAAGAGTGGTTTAACTTGTACTTTGCTGAGCAAGCGTTCATGGAACAGAAGCATTATGACAAAGAGGGCAATGTTACGCATGTCACGAAGCATTACGGCATTGTGACCAAAAGTGGTTTCGCTGTTTGGCTGGGGCAAAGGGGTTTAATGAAAACACCGTCCCGCTGGCTTAAAGGCTTGCCCGACGATTTGATGGAAGTATGGGAAGAGTGTATCGTCATCATGCAACATCATTTGGAGAAAGGTATTGCTGTTGGCGACATTCCGACGCACTACGGCATTCATGTTGGAAAGGCTCAGTACAATCAAGTCGAGCGTGTGGAGAACGTCAACATTAATCAAGACATCACGAGAGACCTCACGAACGCAGAGCGAAGAGAATTAGAGGCGGTAATTAATGGACAAGGATAAAGCGTTACAATTATTAGCGATTGATAATGCTCGCAAAGATTTTTGGCGTTTCTGTCTGTACATGAATTATGAGTTTTTTAGCAAGCGATCACACTTGCTTAAAGATATTGCTGATGAGTTCAATAAGGCGTACTACAAAGGCACAAACAAAGGCAACAGTATACGCATTAACATTTCGATATTTCGTCGTGCTGGAAAGAGCTACATAACGACGCTTTTCATTTGCTGGCTGATTGGCAAACGTAAAGACATTACAATTATGCGAGCGACATACAGCAAAGAGCATAGCATTATCGAGCACGATAAAATACGAAACGTTTTGACATTCAACGAAAAATACAAGCGTGTATTCAATGATGTTATAATGGACGTAGACAATGCAACAGATATTCGATTGCAGGGCAGTAATAACATTAACGTGCGTTCGGTGTCTGTCGGAGCTGGTACTGGTATCGGTGTGAACGTAACAATTGCCGATGACGTGTATAAGGGATACGCAGAGGCAAAAAGCGAGACGACAAATAATGTGATTAAAAGGTGGTATCGGTCAAGCTTCGCAAACTCGTTAGAGGGCGACTTGCGCATCGAGATTGTTATTAATACGCGTTGGGCAAAAGACGAGCTGGCAGACGAATTGGAGCAAGCGAATTACTTCGATGCGATCATCAAGAAAAAGGCACTCGTGAATGACAAGTCAGTTGACGAGTCAATCAAAACGACAGCGGAGCTATTAGAGTTACAGCGTATTGAACCGACGATATTTAATAGCATGTATCAACAGGAGTACAGCGATGCAGAAGTTGGACTCATTGACACGAGCTACATTAATTATGTGCCGTTTGCAGATGTGCCGAGAGGTCGCACGTTTGCAGTCATCGACAATAAGACGACAGGTAAGGACTTTTACGCTGTCGCAATATTCACAATCGTAACAAACGGGCAGAAGAGCGATATTTATTTGACAGACACTGTGTTCACACAAGAGAAAATAAGTGACGAGTTAGAGAACCGTGTTGCGTCGATACTAATTGCGCACAATTGCGTGTTTGCATTTTTCGAGACAAATAAGGATTACAGCCATTACAGGATTATGAAAAAAAAGCTGATGGGTTCGGTTCGCTGTCAATCATTTACAACATCGAGCAACAAAGAGGCTCGCATAATACTCAATGGTAAATACATGAACAAATTCAACTACGTATCGACAAACGATAAAGATTACACGGCATTCATGAACAACGTTATTAGCTATGACTTGAACAATAAGAATACGCATGACGATGCGCCCGATACGCTGGCGCTTGCGTGTGAGAAAGTTTTACAGACAAGTTGGGGTAAGCGTTTAGGTGTCACAGGGGAATGGCGCAATTAAATTAGGAGTGATAGCATGGCGAATGTAGAAAGCCAAGGAAACAAAAAGAGCCTCGCAGAGCGTGGGGGTGACTGGTTAGCGAGTAAGGTATTAGATAGCGGATTATTCAATTCGTACATGAAAACAAAAAAAATAAATGATGTTAAAGAATTTTCAATGTTAGACAATTTACAAAAAGCAAAATGCGAAGTGCCAGCAGTGACAGATGAATACATTAAGTTGTATAACGTTTTAGGATTGCCATACAATACGACGTACTTCAATCTGTGGGGATTATACACAGGCACGTTGCCTTTTTATAATAAATTTGTGAAGTCGAACGGCTTGCCGATGATACTTGATGGGAAAGCGAACAAAGTCATTGATGCGACGACTGGTTACGAGAACCGTGCAACAGACGAGCAGGACATCACAAAAGAGCAATTTAGACGTCGGGCATTGTTCAAGGATCTACAACGAAAAAAAGACTTGTACGGGCGGGCGTTCATGAATATTAAGAATGTTGGTGTTATTCCGCAAGAATTAAACTTTGATGTTATCGAACCGTTTAACTGTTTTTTTGTCGGAGAGGAAGAAAGCAGACAACTGTACATCATCACGCCATTAGGATATGACTCAGAGACGACAAACAAAAAATTTCGGTTTAACATCATTCATCGTTTTATTCAAGGCGAAACATATCGAGAAGAGCAGTACAATTGTCATGTTGCGAAGAAAAAAGATAAGTATGAGCTCGTCATCGAAGAGAATAGCACTGAGGAAAAAATTATTGATGGGTTCATGTGTTACGAAATTGTCGATGACACACTCGGCGAGAGCAACATTAAAGAGCTAGATCATGAATTGTTAATGTATGACATCACAGAGACGATGCTATCGCTTGAAGTGCACGGAACAAAATTAACTGTGCATGCTGACAAACGTTACTTTGAGTTCGGCGAATTAATTAGAAGTGACATGTACACGATCTATGATGCGATTGAAGATGGCGACAAAAACGGGAACAAACCATTGTTCCACGTGGAGCAACCAACAATCCGTATTCCGTCATACAAAGACGTCAAAGGTCATTATATGTCTGTAATGAGTTCGCAAATCGGTATCAGTTTGACAGCGCTCGGAATTGTCGAGGTTGAGGACAGAACAGCAACAGTTGCGCTGTTGAAAGAAGACAAGACGACAGAGACAATCAACGACGCTAAAAGTGACTTCAAAGAACAATTAACAGATGTACTCGATGAATTGTATAATGGTCTGTATGAGTTTGTACTCGACGAGTACCAAAGCCAAAGTCAACAATTCAGAGCCGAGATAGTGAGCAAATTTGGCGGAAACGTGTCAACCGAACAAAAAACAAAAATGTTGTTTCCCGAGATGGACGAACAAGAGGCGCTTATTGAGGTTATTCTCGTTAAGTTGGAGCGTGGCGCATTATTGACAGAGGAGCAACGGCTTAAAGCAATCGAACTTGGATTGTTCGAGGGAGAAGATAGAGGCGGAGCGTGATTGTAAATGCCGTACAAAAAATTACAAAAGATTACCGATAAGCAGATATCGAACAAAGTAAAAGAGTTCGAGGACTTGCACCGCGACATTGAGGGACTACTCGCACGTGCTGTTGACGATCGCATTAAGTTCGACAAAGGCACAGGCGGACAATTGAAACAGAAAATAACGAAACGTGTCGAAGAATTTAAAAAAACAGTGAGCTATGAGGACGTCGGGCAAGAAGAATTAAAGGACTTGCATAACAACCGAAAAAAACGCTTTAAGCTAAATGAGATACGCAAAGTTGCTAATTTTGAACCGCTACCAAATGAAATGCTAGAAGCTGAGAGAATTGTATTAGAAGAAGTTGACAAGCTGGCGACAAAAGCAGTTGCTAGCTATCAAAAATTAATGTATGCGTACGAACAAAAACAATACGACGAGTTTACGCAAATTGTATTCAACGAAGATACTACAATTAAGCAGGCGCAGAAGATAGCGGAAAAGGTGGGGCGTGAAGATGTCATCGACAAGTTTATCAAGGACGATTATGTCATGAGCATGTACGAACCGAGTGGGAGACAGATACGAGCTGAGTATTGGCTGGACAGAGAATTGCGCACAGCGTTTGCAAAAGAAAGCACGAACGCTGTCAAAGTTGATGCAATGGCATACGGTTATGATCTCGTTCGTATATCGGCGCACTCTGACTGTTCTAGGCTATGCGAGGAATACCAAGGCAACATTTATTCTTTAAGCGGTGATAGCGACAAATACGAGGCGTTCGATGATATTTTGTGGGACGAGGGCAATGGGACGTATAAACATCCAAATTGCCGACATCATGAGTCAATCTATATCGAGGGTGCAAGCGATAATGAGTTGTATGACCAAGTAACGAAAATGAAAGATGAGGACATCGAAGCAAATTACGAGCGGAGACAACAAGGTATGTATTATCGACGACAAGCGACGCAATGGAATGACCGAGTGTACAAAGCTCAACAAATCGGAGCACAAAAAAGTGAAATAGCGTATGCAAAGGCAAAGCGTGCACAGTACAATCGCTTAAAGCGTGCAAACGGCGTTAATTAATAATCTTGTGTATTTTCATGATATAATTATAGTAATGACGTGGAGAGCGTTAAAAAATGATGTGGAGAGCATCAAAAGGAGACTCAGAATATGGCTGATGCAAATACTAACGGTGGAGAGCCGACAGTTACTGAACCAGTACAAACACAAGTGGACAATAATACAGGCGGTCAAGCGCAACCAGCGCCACAAGTACCACCAGTAACAGAGCCACAACAAACACAAGCGCAAGTTCAACCGAACACAGCGCAAAAAACTGCTGAACCAACAGCAGAACAAACTCAAAACACAAAAACAGACGAGTTCGGACGGATTATTACCGAACACGGTGCATTGTATACAGAGAAAAGTGTACAAGAGCTTATGGCGAAACAAGGCGAGTCTAACAAACGATTAGCATTGCAAAATCGCATGTTAGTTGGCGGTGTCGATGCTGAGATGGCAGAAACATTGTCAAATTCAATTGAAGTATCAAAGCTAGATAACTTCGATTTCTCGAAATTCGTTGTAGAAGCAGGTCAAGCTCAACCCGCACCAATCGAGCCGAAAAAAGCAGGTAGCGGAATACCGACACCAGCAGAACCAACAACACAAGCAACAGAACAACAAAGCCGTTTAGAAAGAGCACGGGAAGCTGGTAAGAAGCTTCGCCGTTAAAGAAACGGAGCGATGGAAATGGCACAAGCTATTCATCAAGGTATCGGAGCGGGATTGTCTGTAATGTCGTATGAAGACATTAACGAACTGCGACTTGATACTATTAACATTGAGAATTTTATTCGTGTTAAACGTGGGCAATTAGGACTCACAACAACATTTAGAAACATCTTACCGCCAACAGTAAGAGGCGGAGACTTAGCGGACATCGAGGGGTGTGGCAAAATTGCTGATCCATCATGTCTTACAGAATTTGAATTTACGGCTAGCGTGAACAAGTATCGTGAAATTAATGAATACATTCCTGATTGTGATTGGTCGAAATTAGACTCATTGACTGACGAGTATTTGTTCTTGACAGCGCAAGAGTGGGCGATTGACGAGTTTGAAAAAGTTGTTGATTGGTTGAAAGAAACATTGCCACAAGCAACAGCGGTAACACCAAATCCGACAACTGAGCGTGTACTTATTGAGAAGCTGGTTCAACAAGCAGAAGCTCAACTATTAACTGATATGGGCAAATACAAAGCGAAGCGTTCTGAAATGATTATTCTTTTAGGAGCTAATCACGAGAGCGCATTGCGTTTGCAAGGCATGAACTGTTGCAACCCACGGGACGCTATCGAAAGCGGGCAGACTAACTTTTGGGGCGTGCGAGCAGTTTATAATATTGACACTCCTATTTTAGATGGTAACGATATTATTATCTATGTGCCTCGTTTAAAATTCATGATAACAACTTGTAAAAAAGACCCTAAGATTAGTCCATTATTTCAAGATAACCGTGAAGCTGACGCCGCCAGAGTTTATGGACGGGAGCTTTATGGATTTGAAGAGTACAATGTTGGCAAAAAAGACGATCTAACAGTTAATGTTGTGCATGCAGGTATTCGTGCAAGTGTTGCACCAATCGAAGCGCCAGCGACAGGAACGACAGATGCACAAGTGTTGTCTAACACAGGCGAGGTTATTGCAGAGCTTGCAAAAGCGGGCGTATTGACAGTAAACCAACCAACAGCAGAAGTTGCAGAGCTTACAGAAGTTACAGAGCTTACAGAAGTTACAGAAGTTGCTGATACTAAGCCAGCGAAAAAAAACAAAGATAAATAAAACTCATGTGGTGCGTGCATACAATGCACACGCCACTTTTTTGAAAAGGAGCGATAACATGACAAAAGATGAGTTTGATGAATTAGCACTAAAATGTTACCCCGACATATTCGGAGAAAATGGAGAATGTAAGCAATGTCGCAATATTACATCGCTTGACATTCAGAGTGCTGAACAGCTTGTCTTAGCTAATATCTCGCCTAGTCTATCATGTTGCAGACCATGCGCCCCAAATATTGAGAAGCGTATAAAAAAAGCTATCGTGTACGCTGTTCTTGTTGATCGCATGTACAATCCCGAAAAAGAGGGACGTACTGTTGCAAGAATGGTGAACGATTATGTGTACGCTGAGGGATTGGTACACTTTGGCTAGGGGATTGCAGGTAAAAAAATCAAAAAACTTTGATGCCAATTTAGATCCCGTCCGCATGGTGACGGAGATTGATAAGAACGTTCGAGATGTGACTTTTGTTGCAGGAGAAAAAGCGAACTTTATTGCGCCGATTGACACGGGAAAACTGCGACAGTCGAAACGTGTCAGATTTGAAGTGCAAAACGGCAAGCTTGTCGGCATTAACGAGTGGAAAGTATACGGCAAACCGCCAAAACGTCCACGCAGTCGCAACCCTAACGCAAAATATCCATACAATTATGCGCTTATTCGTTTTCGGATAAACAAAAAAAATCCACATACGACGAGATGGACAGAGCGAGACCTTGACAAAAATGGCAATTTTTATTTGAAAGCAATACAAAAAGGAGTGTTGAAAACATGAATTATATTATTTCAGCATTCGACATTATAAACGAATTGGCGTGTTGTGATAATGCGTTGAAAAAATGCGCAGTTGATGTTGCGTATGAAAATGATACGACACGTTATAATGCTGTTATTTTTGTTCGAGATAATCTAATAATTAATGGAACGGGTACGTTTTCAGTAAACGTGCGTGGAGACAAAAACGACGGCGAAAGCACAACACAAATTGCCCGTGAATTACTTAAATATAATAGCATGTATCAAGAACTATGTATCAATGGCGAATTATATTGTATTCGTTTTTGGTTCAGTAATGTTTTTGGCGCAGGAGCAGACGACACGGGACGAACAATTATTGCGCTTGATGTTCAAGTGCAAATTAGTAAAGATTAGAAGCGAAAGCGACTAACAAAAAAGGAGTGAATTACATGGCAGATGCTATTGTAAATGGTAGTCCATTTATCAACTGTCGAGGCGGCGCTAATCAAGCAGGCGTTGACTTGTTCTTACGATTACATCGTGAGTGGGAAGTCGGTAAAGACATTTGGTACAAGATGACTAAGGACTTCAACGGGGACGCATGGACACTTGCGACTAACGTTGACACAGAAGACGGCACACGTTCGGGTGCTGGACGTAAAAAAACGAACGTAACAGGTTTCGACCAAACGCTCGATTTTACAATTAACAATGATTTCAAAGCGCCGTTCAATCAAACATTATACGATGTGACATTACACGGTGACGAGTACTTCTTCGACTTCTTACGTGACGGTATCGACGTGAAAATCGTTACACGGTTTCCCGACGGTTCACATACGGAAAAAGTTTATGAATGTAACTCAGTTGTTAATGCTGGTGCATTATACGATCAGTTGGATAATGCAGATACAACAAGTGATTTTCAATTGGCGCTCAATAATGAGCCAACTGTGAAGCTGTTTGGTTTTAGTCCAAAATTACCACGTGAACTTACAGAGGTCACAGCAAATGTTAGTGTAACAGTTACAGACTTGCAAATTGATGTTAAGATTGACAATGTTGTTGACGCTGATAGCTTGGTTGTTGATGATACTTGGGTTGCAAGTGTGATTGATAATTTAACAGGCGATGTCGTGCAAACTGGCACATCGAATGTTGCACCTCATGAATTTAGTTTCAATGTGCAAAGTTTGGGTGATTATACTGTTGCTGTCGGATATGTGTATTACAAAAAAGACCAAACAACAGAATATGCACGCAACATTAGTATTAAACAAGTAACCGCAACAGCGCCAGCTGGCACAGGTGAAACGCAAATCCTTAATCCCGATAAACAAATTGGAACAGGTGTAGGCGTTGCAAACAACAAGAAAAACAAAGAATAATGATAGGAGCAAGATGATATGACCGAAGTGTTAAGTTTAGCGCATCTCATGGATCAGAAGAATTTTATTGTAGAGTTCGACGAAGTCCATAGATACACATGTGTGATTACGGCAAAAGTGATTGATACTATTGAGAACAGTAAACAGATTGTAATTAACAGTTTGATGAAAGACAAAAAACTCAATGTATCGAGCATTTCGCCAAATATGAGCCAAGAAAAGAATTTGCAAAAAGTGTTGTCAAAATTAGAATTTGACCCGCAACAAATTTTAGACTTGGAGCACAATATTCACGCACAAGTTGTTGAGTTGTTACTCGGTGAACATTATGAAGATTATGCGACATTTGTTAATAACGCAACGCAGTTCGATGCAAACATTGCTAATAAATTCATTTATGATAAAGCGATGACTGAAATTGCTAAGAACAGAGATACAGGAGACAAAGAAAGCCCAAACGCATAGACTCCTTAGACATCGTCGAAGATTATTATTTGTATTTTCCGTGTTATGAGGCAACGTATGGCAATTGTTTTGATTACGATTACAATAATTTGCATTACATGGATTTTTACAATAAACTTTATCGAGTCGAGGGAGACTTCAAAGAAGTAATGCGTTTGCGTGATTTGGCGTTAAATGGTCGGCGAACCGAGCACAACAAAGATGACTTTAACAGAGGATTGAAATTACTGACAGTTTCACAAAAAAACGCTAAGGAAGAACGTAAAAAGCATGTGTTCAATAAAAATGCTGAGTTTAAACTCAAACGTGAACGTGAGACACATGCCGAAGAATACGCAAAATTTTTAGCGGAAAGGAGTGGAAAACATGGCAGTAGAAGAGGCGGTAACGTATAAGTTTAGTTCTGACACGAAGAACTTAACAAAGCCGATAAAAGACGGCACAAAAGAAGTTGGTAAATTTGAAAAGGGACTAAACAAAGTACAGGATACTGTTAAGAAATATGACAAACAAATAAAAATAGCCGCAGGAGCTGGCGTTGCGTTTTTGACTGGTAGCGTTTTGGCGGCGAAGTCGCTTAATGATGCTTGGCAAGAGATAGCAATTGCGACGGGAGCAACGGGGCAAGATTTAGAAGACCTCAAAGGTATTGCTCGTAATGTATACGGTGAAATGGCAGTTGATGCAACAGATCTAGGCAAGGTCATTGGTGTACTTAATACATTCTTCGGATTGACTGGCGAAGAGCTGGAACTCGTAACGAGTGACTTCATTAACTTTGCAAAGGTTGCTGGGGTAGATGTGGCGAGTGCGACAGAGTCAATTACCTTATTAATGAAGAACTGGAACATTGAGGCATCAGAAACACCCGCAGTACTTGACACAATAGCTAAAGTTGCGCAAGATACAGGCATTAGCGTTGAGAGTTTAACAGGGCTTATGCAACGTAACGGGGGCACATTGAGAACAATGGGCTTCAATTACAAACAATCGGCGGCGCTTTTAGGTACATTTAATAAAGCAGGTCTGCCAGCTGAACAAATGATCGCAGGGCTTTCACGTGCTAATCGTACATGGGCAAGCTCGGGCAAAGACGCAAGAGTCGAGTTTAAGCGTGTTATTGATGACATTAAGAGCGGTAACACAAAAGAAGCTTTTTCATTGTTTGGACGAGAAAGCGCAACATTTGTGGAAGCGATAAAAGCTGGAAAGTTTGAGTTTGAAGATTATGCGAAAGCAGTCGAAGAGTCAAGCGGTACAGTTGCCGACTCATTTGAGGCAATGTTCGGCGAGGGAACAATCGGCGGTGCGCAAGAAGACATCGCCGCACTAAAGCAAAATGTACAGTTGAATTTAGAACAAATGGGCGAAGCATTTACAAGAGTGTTAGCGCCTGCCATTAAAGATGTAACTGATAAGGTCAAAGAGTTCACAAGCTGGTTTACAAATTTAGATAAAGATACGCAAAAGAACATTGTTACTGTCCTTGCTGTTGTAACTGGTATATTGTTATTGCTGAGCGTATTAGCTAAGCTTATCGGTATATTTCAGACGATAGGAACGGCTATAACATTCTTGGTTAGTCTTGTCGGTTTGCCTTGGCTCTTGATTATCGCAGGAGTGATCGCAGTTATTGCTATCATCTTTGTATTTCGTGATGAAATATGGGGCTTTCTTGTGTGGCTATGGAGCAAAATACAGGAGATTTGGGGTAAGGTCATGGACTTTATAGTTGGCGCTTGGAATGCTATAACAAAAAGTGCAGGAGACGCATTTAATGGTATTGTTTCGTGGTTCGCAGGATTACCAAAAAAAATTGGTGAGATTGCTCAAAAGGTCGGTCAATTTTTCAAAGATAAATTCGCCGAGATTACAAAATGGGCAGGCGATACTGTAAATGGTATTGTTGATTTCTTTATAAAGCTGCCTGGTCGAATTACTGGCGCTATTGGTGACGTGTTAAACTTCTTGAACCCGTTTAAATCGACAATCAATACAGGAAGCACAGCACCAATTTTGAGTGGTTCAGAGTTTGGCGGGAGCACACAAAATGTGTTCAACTTCAACGTGACACAAAGCGGACAATTAACAACATCGACACTTGCACATCTAAGACAGAGAGGAAAGGCGGTTGCTGGCGTATGATCATAACGATTACAAACCCACGGAACAACCTTTCGCTCAATTTTTTAGGAGACAAAGAGTACAGAGCAAAGTACGGGTGTTTGAGTTGGCGAGAGCGTGAACGTATGGCGCTAACTGCTCGTGATTATGAATTGTTAGCAACTGGGTTAAGTGGCTTGTTTGCATTGCCTCCAAGTGTAGCGTATATGGTTCATGGATACCGTCAAGACGGTTCAGATTACCAATACAACGATTATCAGAACAGGCTGATAACGTTTGCATTTACGCAGTATTACGGTATGACATCGACGCAACAAACACAGGTATTTAATCAAGCAAAACACATGCTCGATGTAACAATCACGACAGACGAAGGAACGTACATAATTCAAGGACACTTGAACGGAAGCGTTGAAGGTGGTGTTGTTGAAATTGAATGCCCGTATCCGTACTTTACAACAAACAAGCGCATTGTTCGTAATGAAGTTATCTCATTGAACCCACACAATCGACGATTAATTCCTGTTGAGCTTCCGCAAGTATTCTTTGGAAGTCCACAGCTGAAAGGGCACATCACATTTAATGCGTTGTTTCCAACACCGTTCATTATTGAATTATCGGGAAGCTTCGACGGCATAACGGTAACGGCAGTGAACACTGGCGATATATGGAGTTATGACGGTAGCGTCCGTGACAAAATGATTATCGACACTTACCAAGAACTAGCTATTGCAGACGGTCAGAACGTGACACAGCAGACAAAAGGAATGTTTCCGACGCTCATCGAGGGCGAAAACATATTCCAGTTTGATATACCCGAAGACAAACAATACAGCGACGTTCAAGTTAAACTTGAATATCAAGAGGTGGTGGGTAACATTGAGTGATATTGTAGTGTTCAAATATGAGATTTGGCAATTCAATGCGACATCACAACGATATGAGTTCGCTGAACAGATCCGTGAGAACGACATACTCGAATGGCAGTATGTCGAGTCTAGCGGTACAGATGAGAACGAGCTTACTGCTCGATTGAAGCCAAAAGGGATATATAGACGTTTTTGTCCAAAGACACCAGCAGACACACAAAGCATTGAACCTATTATTTTGAAAAAAATACGTGTTACGAATGGTATTAAAACAAGTGATTATGAGGCAATGGTATTTCGATACGCAGATCTAAACAACGAAACTGAAAACGTCGTTGAGTTCCTTGCACGAGATATTAAATACATCGAAGCACGCAAGTTGATAACGACAAATCGAGACTTTTCAACGATACGTGAGCCGAGCGATGACGACACAACAACGCCAGCCGTTGAATTACCCGCAGGATTTGCGAAATTTATACGGAATACGAGCGCTAAGACAATACTTGAAGAATTGTACCAAAAAGCAATTACCGCCCCTCTCACGATAGAATACGGCGCAATTGGAACGCCCGACGCAACACGTAATATAAAAGGAATGGGCACGGTGAATGTTAATGTTGCCAATCCGCCAACAGTCGATGTGGCACTTGAACAAGTTTCATTGCGAGACGCAAAAGACACAATTTTTTCAAGTTTGGCGCACCCCCTTAATACATTTTTCAATACTCAAAGTGGTGTAATTAACGTTGAGGTTCGAGAGGGTCGACAGGTTGACGGAGAAGTTATCCGAAGACGCTCAATGATACTTAATGAAGAGTACACTTATGAACAGGGCGCTAACTATGTTGCGTCTCATGGTAAGGCAAACGTAACACACAAAGCAAGTGATGTTAAAAAAATTGATTTCACAAGTTACGAATTGCAAGAAGATTATGACTTCATCGCAGGCAATGACGCTGACTTGTTAGTTACACCGACGCTTACAGAGTTGAAAAATCAAGTGAGCGACGCAAGACACTTTTTAAAATTAAACATCAAAGACCCGTTCGCAATCATGCGTGCAGGTGATTACTTTTTATTTAATAACAAAACTTATACAGTTATACAAATTCAAGAGACTTTTAAACAAGGTGCAGCGAATGAGTACGACTTTGAGATTGAGGAGAGGGAGGAATAATGATGTTTTTTGTTCCTATTTTTAGAAATTCATTAAGAGATTCAATTCCTGATTGGATTGGTATATTAATAGTTTTTATGTGTTGTATGGTGATAACATTTATAATGTTTTTATTTATAAGAGATATTTTATTTGACGCTAGTAAAGTAGAATACCGAAAACAGAAAAAATGGCTAAAAAGTTTGAAAGAAAAGGATTGATTAAGATGACTTTAACAATGGAACGTGCATTCTTGAATGAAGTCGAGTATACAGAGGAACAGTTTGCTAAATATTTCAAAGAAGTCTTCGGAACGTGGGGCACGTTTAGCTATGCGAACTCGGGGCTGGTGCTTTCGATTATTTCGGGCGGTATGCTTATCGACGGACAATTCTATACGTTGTCGGGTAATGAAGATATAACACTGCCAGCAAATGCGACAAGTTACATCATTGCATCACAACCAATCGCCGACAGAACAGCGCCAATCACGTTTAGCGTGTCAAACACTATTGCAGAAGATACAACGGAGCAGTTGCAAGCGAGTGTGTTCAGATGTATCACAACAGCTGACAGCATTCGTGTTATTGACCGCATCGGCGGTAATGCTACGGCATTGTATCGTTCACTTTATCAGAGAGTGGACAACCTCAGTACCGTTTACAGTGGCACGACTGATCCAGCAAATACATTAGGTAATGACGGCGACGTCTATATCAAATATATTTAAGGTGGTGCAGTTATGGCTTATGTAAGCGTATCAATACAACATTTCACAGATTGGCGCAATTATAAGAGCGCTGGCTTCCAAGTAAGATTTAATGTGTCATCTGCTGGGGTATGGAACAATGACGGGCAAGTTGTAGAAGTTTGGCACGGAAGCCAAAGATTACTGCGACGTGAATTTGCTGGGCGATTGAAAGACCATGAGTTCACAACTCGTGTAGATGCAACTGTTGGCACGTACGCAACAAATGGACAACGTCACACATTTAATGTTCGCATTGTAACATTCGACAACGCAGGTGATAGAGATTTTTCGGACGAAAAAAGTGCAATTGGTTATAGTTACTATACGCCACGAATTGCATCAACAAGTTTCACAATGATACCACTAACGGAGACAACAGCACGGACTGATGTGAGGAACTTAGACGTGCCACAACGTGAGCGCATGAGTTATCAGAATTGGGCACAAACTGCTTACAATCAATTCACAGCGGGTCAGACATCGGGCACATTCACAATAACGGGAATGGATAGAAACACACGTAAAGACTTAGCAAGGGGAATGGTTGAGGCTAATGCTGACAATGGGTATCTCGGGAATGGCGAAGCACGACGTGTGCTGATACCTACTTACGCCAAACGTTCCCCATTCACAACGGGCACATTAATAGCAAGCCGAAGCGGTTCGAGTGTGATTGTGAACTGGGGTGCGTGGGGTCGTTTCGGAAACATCGCAAATTACAAACAAATTACAATGCAGTTACAAATTATCAACACAACAAATAATAGTGTTATTCGCACTCGCAATGTGAACTTGAGAGCAAATGGAACTGATACAGTTGTTGACGTGCCAAGTGTGCCAATTATCGTACGGCTAAGAGCAACAGGACAGTACTTCGATAACGTTCGATACAATCAAGTGTTAGACTTTAACGATTTGAATTTTAGCGATAATAATACATACGTTAAAGTCAACGGCACATGGAGAGCAGGACAACAAACATTTTTTAAAATCGGCGGACGTTGGAGAGCAAACAACGATAACGTCAAAGTAAAGGTTAATGGTGAATGGCGATGATAGAAAACTTGTTAAGCACGACTTGGCACATCTTAGATGTATTCGGGTCAATGGTAATTCTAGGAATAACAATAACATTAGGATTAGGTATGTTTTCGTTCTTATCAAAATTCACACCAATTCGTAAAGCGATCGCTTCGGGATACTTTGCGTTAATAGACGAGATACAAGCTAAACAGACAGCAGAACGGGAAGCGATTAAGCAAGATATTAAAAGTCACGATAAGCGGATAGCACAAACAGAACAGGACGTTAGTATTTTAACAACTAAATTAGAAACATTTTCAAAAGAGCAAGAAACGCACATGAATATGACGCAAGCTTTAATTGAAATGATGAAAGGAAAATAAATATGGATAAATTAACAAGCGAACAAACAATCGCATTAGGAGCAGTTGTTGCGACAATTAACAATATGAATTTAACTGCTGTACAAAAAAAAGAGATGTTAATTGCGGAGCTTAACAATTCCGAAATTAAATTAACAGATGATGAGTTAAACGAGATTGATTTTGATTTTGAGACAGAGGAAACAATCACAGCGTTTAGTGGTATTTGGGGCTATAATTACATGTTGTGTAAAATTGGTTTTAAACAATTTTGTAAGTAGAGGAGTGATAACATGGCAGAGTTTGAAGAAATTGACTTTTTACGGATAAAAAACTTTATTTTCGTCCGTGCTTTGCCACCAGTTGAATATGCGAAAACTCAAGACTTGGAAACTGTTTACGTGTTGCCAAAAACAAGTGTCAAACGGTATTTCAAGTACAAACTTGCTATCAATGAATATGTTCCATTAGATGAGTCAATATCTTTTTCTTGGGGAAGCATCACAGGTGACATCAACAATCAAACGGATCTAATCAATTACATTAATTCGCTTGATGATGAAACGCAAACAGAATTAGAAAATTATGTTGATACTCAGATTGCTAACATCGAACTTTTAAAGGGAGATAAGGGAGACAAAGGCGATACTGGTTTAACTGGTGAAAAAGGAGAAACAGGAAACGCTGGCGCACAAGGTATTCAAGGAATACAGGGCGAACGTGGAGAGCAAGGGTTGCAGGGAATACAAGGAATTAAAGGTGACAAAGGAGATAAGGGTGACAAAGGGGACACAGGAGCGATTGGAGCTACTGGATTGACTGGTGCTAAAGGCGATAAAGGAGATACTGGAGCGCAGGGACTTCAAGGGTTGCAAGGTATAGCAGGGCAAAACGGAAGTGATGCACCGACTCGGTATGACCATGATTGCACGATAGTGTTTACAGTAAATCTAGGAAATAACTCAGTTAATAGTTCTATATCGCTAACGTGGCGAGTTACAACGTCGCAAGCAACGTCTTATCTTTTAAATTTATCACCTGCAAATATGATTGCATCAATGAAGAACAGCCTAGGAAATCGTAACGGTGTACGTTATAGAATGGGTGGCGGGTTTACACACTCCTCACTAATTGGACTATTAGGTGCTGAGGGCGTCAATATCAATGGTGTTGCATTCAATGCCGATGGAAGTATGATATTGTACGGCACAGGAAGCATCACAGCGAACGAGAACAGAACGATAACAAGCGCAAACATTACTGCAATTAGTATTTACAGCGACGATGTCGCACAACAAAGATAATAGAGCAAAAGCTCGGAATGGAGAAAAAATGAATATGCAACTTTTAAATTTAAGTATTGCAACAGGATTTGTTGTAATAGCTATGAACTCAATCAAAGGACTTATTAGGGATTTTGACGAACAGAATTATGAAGCAGTTATTTTGTATATGCTTAGCTATGTAGTATCTGGTTTGACGGTCATTGCTGTTAAGTCTCAAACAATGTTTGACGTTGAGATTATGCAGAACAGAACTATCATTGACTTAGTTATTATTACGGTTGTTCTTGGATTAAGTGCAACAGGGTCATTCAACTCAATTAAAGACCTTGTAAAAGGTTGGTTTAATGCTAAAAATGGGGGTACAGAATAATGCAAAGAGTAGAACATTTACTAAATTCAAATAAATATGAACTTAAATCACCTTACAAGATGACACCAGAGTACGTGACAATTCACGAGACGGGAAACAATGCACCAGCGATGAATGAGGTTAAATACATGGTTAATAATAACTTAGAGGTCGGGTTTCACGCATGTATTGATGATAAAGTGATGGTCGTTGGTATTCCGTTTGACCGTAACGCTTGGCACGCAGGAGACGGAGAGAATGGAACAGGCAACCGTAAGAGCATCGGGATTGAGATTGCTTACCAAACTGGAACAGATGAGCAGTATCGTGGAGCAATAGACAATGCCATTGAGCACGTCGCTTACATTCTCACGTATTACGGTTTAGGAGTTGACCGCCTGCGTATGCACGGCGATTGGAACGGCAAAGATTGCCCAAAAGGTATCCGTCACGGTCGGTATTTGAATTGGGAACAGTTTAAGCAAGCGGTGCAAAACATCATGAATGGCGATCATTCTCACGAGGATGAGACGGGAGAGGCGAAACAAGAAAATGTGACTAGTTATAGTGTTTTCAAAGAATACGCTGAAACAGGACGATTTACGTGCACTGTCGCAGAAGGAATTGTAGCGTATAAAGATGCAAACTTGACCGTGCGAGCTAGTAAAGCGGAAGATTTGGAAAATGGCGAGTATACAAACTACAATCATGTGTACTATGTGACAAAAGGTGGAACAGGATACGTTGTGATTCGTAGCGCAACAAGCGGCAACTACTTTCCAATTCGAACATTTAGAGCTCCAAACAATTACGGCGAAAAATGGGGGGTTATTTCGTGACTTGTATTGATGCCGATGAATTCGGGCTTTTGTTTCTAATATGGGTCCCTACAATCGTAATTATAATTGCTTGTGCTGAAGAAAAAAAGGGAACAATTGCTTTATAGACGTTTCACGTGAAACATGGTATAATGAATTTATAAAATAATTTGTCCTAAGAAAGAGAGTCGGGGTTCGACACCCTCACGAGTACGCTAGCTATAAGGCTCGGAGTTCACGTTGGTTGTGACAGGATAAAAGATGTATTAATGTTGATGCAAATTCAACCGCAAATTATTTTTTTAAAAAAACGCTTGTTAGAGCGTTTTTTTTATTTTCATGAGTATAAAAAGACAAAAAAACGCTAAAATAGCGTATAATATATAATATGTAAAGGAGAGTTAAATTACTATGTGGATTAAAGTATATATTAACGCACAAAGCGTACAACATAAAACGGGAGCAGCTGTCTTGATTAATATGCCTCGTTCCAGCAATTATGCTGGTTACAAATTTTTTCATCCAATTAAATTAATAAAAAACGAGGGCGGAAAGGGATATTATATAAGTATTTTATTTACAAAAAATTTCATTTTTAAACTAAAGAGGTATGGTAAAGGAAAGTACAACAAATACGATGTAATCGAAACAATAGAAATAACTGCAGATGAATTTTCGTTAGAATTTGCTGATACAATTAAAACACATATTGAAAGAGAAGAGAGTAAAAATAACGACAGCTATTTAAAAATACAAGAACCTGATAAGATTAACAAAAATGTTGAATTATATGGAGAATTGATAAATGAATAATCAAATGTTAGCTTTTGAAAAGTTTTCTAAATTAAAAGTTGGTGCAGTTTTTATGAAAATGGGAAGTGGAAAAACAAAAATAGCCATTGATTTAATCAATTATAATATAAATAAAATAGATATGGCATTATTTATAGCGCCACATTCAACACTTAGCAATTTAGATATGGAAATACGTAAGTGGGGAATTAACTGTCAATATATTATCAAATCATACGAAAGCATAAGCATGAGCAACAAAAAATATATTGAATTAATAAATGCTATCAAAAACAAAAAAGTCTTTATTGTTGCAGATGAAAGTATTTTCATAAAGAACGAAGGAAGTATTCGCTTTAATCGACTATGCAATATTCGGAATTCTTGTGAATACGCTTTAATATTAAATGGGACACCGTTGGTTAAGAATGAATGGGATTTATATAATCAAATGTATTTTCTAAGCCCTCTAATAATCAATATGGGAAGAAATGAATTTTTAAATAATTTTTTTAAACATATTGTATATAAAAAGAGAGGAGAAAAGGAAAAATCATTTTACAAATTTAGTGAAGTAAATGCTGAATATCTAACTCGTTTAATAGCTCCATATGTTTTTTATAGTGATCTCGAAATAAAAATTGATGAACAAATACAAACATTTAAAATTACCCCCAATGATGAAACGCTAACTAAGTATATTTACTATAAAAAATTTTTGCTTGAAAATTTAAAGGACAATAATGTCATTTTAGGTAATCTTCAAATGTTGTTGAAAGCTTCTGCTGATGACCGAGCAAAAGCAAAAAGAATAGCTGAATATACAAAAGGAAAACAAATTATAGTTTATTGTCAGTTTAAATCCGAAATAGACAATATTAAGGAAGAATTAAAAAACGATTGTTTAATCATTACAGGGGATACATTACATGGACAAAGACAGGGTATCATTGATGAATTCCAAAAAAACAATAAACCTCTTCTTATGACTTTAGGGACTGGTGCATTTGGTCTTAATTTACAATTTTGCAATGAAATAGTATATTCAAGTATATCTTTTGATTATGGTAAAATAGAACAATCAAGGTATAGAATAAAAAGAATTGGTCAAAAAAGGAAAATTATATATTCTTATTTTAAAACTGGTTTAGGAATAGAACAATTATCTCAAGAATGTATCGATAAAAAAATGACATTATCAAATTTAATTAAAGGAGGCGTTGAGAATTGGAAAAAATATATTTAAATAAAAATGTACTAGAAGCTGCAGAGGAGAGACTAAGGTATATATTTACTAATTTTGATAATGTTTATTTTTCGTTCTCTGGTGGAAAAGACTCTTCTGTAATGCTCCAGCTAGCAAATAAAATAGCAGATGAAATGAATTATCAATTTGATGTTCTATATATTGATTTGGAGGGTAATTATAAGTCAACTCGTAAGCATGTAAAAGAATTAAAAGAAAGTCTTGAAGCAATACGCGATTTTTATTGGGTATGTTTACCAATAAAGTTAAGAAATGCTGTTTCACAAACACATTCACATTGGATATGTTGGGATGAAGCATTTGCTAACAAATGGATTCGCCAGCGCCCAAAAGACTCCATAAATATTAAAAACATTAAAACATATGGATGGGATTCGTGGTTTGTTGAAAAAATGCAATTTGAAGACTTTATTATATCGTTTGCTAATTGGTATCAAAATACAAAGTCTGGACCTGTTGCTGCGGGAATAGGAATTAGATCTACTGAAAGTTTAAATAGATATAGAACAATTTTAAATACTCGAAAAGGACGATACAATAATTTGTCCTGGACTACTGAAGTTAAAGCATTACAAAATGTTTATAATTTTTATCCTATTTACGACTGGGAAACAAAAGATATTTGGATTGCAACATTTAAACTTGATTTTAAATATAATGAATTTTATGATGTGATGTATAAGGCTGGATATTCCATTCATAACACAAGACTATGTCAACCATACGGAGATGACCAAAGACAAGGATTAGATCAATTTAAATTCTTTGAGCCAGAAACATGGGGAAAAGTATTGATGAGAGTAAATGGAGTTAACTTTGGTAATATTTACGCAAAAACAATTGCTACAGGAACAGGGAAACCATATAAACCTGATAATTTAAGCTGGGAAGAATTTTCAATATTTTTGTTAGAAACTATAGGTAGTGTGAACATAGAATTAATGCTTCACTATAAAGAAAAAATAAAGAAATTTATCGAATGGCATGAAAAAAATGGAAACACAATATTCGATGAAGCAGATTCAAAACTAGAGTCATCAAAACAGGTTGCTTCATGGAGAAGAGTTGGTAAAATGTTAATGAAAAATGATTATTATGGTAAATCTCTTTCTTTTTCTCAAACAAAAAAAGATGATGAAAAATTAAATAAATTATTAGATAAATGGAGTGAATTATTATGAAAGAAGTAAACATGAAAGCAATGAATCCACAATTATTAAACATAAGTGATATATATTCAAACGATTATAACCCTAACATTGTATCGAAGCCAGAATTAGATTTATTAAAGCTATCTATCTTACAAAACGGATTTTGTTTTCCTATTGTTGTAATACAAGAAAAAAACGATAAATATTGTATTGTTGACGGATTTCATCGGTATATTGTAATGAAAAATATTTTAAATCAAAAAAAAATACCAGCAATTATACTAGATCATAATATATCAGAAAGAATAACGGCAACTGTCCAATTTAACCGAGCGCGTGGTAACCACCAAATATTAGACATGACGAAGTTGGTGATAAAGTTAATAAAACATGGGATGTCTGATGAAGAAATCATGGAGAAGCTAGGTATGGATTTTGAAGAACTGTTTAGATTAAAACAAATGACCGGACTAAAAGAAGCCTTTAAAAACAAAGATTTTTCAAATTCTTGGGAAGAATTCATTGATAAGTATGGTGACATGGAGTGAAAAAAGATAACAAAGTTGCCAGACTTGTCAAAAGTTCTGGTAAGAAGAAATCACAATTAATAAAAGATGGTAATATTCCAGCAAAAACTTTGGATAATTGGTGTAGTGGCAGGTCTGATGCCAATACTTCGTTAATAAAATTAATACTTGCATGTAGCAAAAATGACAAAGAGCTATTGTTGAACATTAAGTTATTTGAATAAGTGTTTTGTTTTAAAAAATGATATAATTAAACAGAGCAAGGAAACTTGCTCAACTAAACGCATATTCATCTTGTTTTTTGGTAGCGTAGGAGACTGCGCTATCACCTAAATAAATGAATGTTGATGTTTGTTGTGTTGTAGTCTGAGTTTCAGACAAAAGGAAAAGACCTTATATAAGGTCTTTTTTTCGTGCCCTCGAAAATTGTTTTAAGTCGTCTTTTTCATACCCAAATTGAATACGATCTCGCTCAAAGTCAATTATTACAGGTCTGCGCAGTATTCGAGGGTGTTCGATGATGTAGTTAATTAACTGTTGCGTTGTCATGTCTAGTATTTTATTCCATGTTAATTTTTTGTAATCGCTAGACCGATTGCTTAATATCTCATCGAAGCCAGCACTCCTTGTTAAGATGTTAATAACATCTTTTTTGTTATTGGTATCTTTGAGATGTTTTTTTCTTCATATAAAACACCCATTTCAACAATTCCTTTCTATTTTCCCGTGTGAGCAATGTTTTTATATTTTGTAATAGTTATACCCCGTAACTCTTTACATGCAAGATACGGGGTACTGTGTCGTGAATTTTGATATTAAAACGGTTTTCTTAGATTGATTGCGGACTTAACGAAGAACTTAACGAATACGTAAATTCCGTAAAATACAGCAATTAGCGCTACTAATAAAAAAAATATTGTTATTACGCCTGAAAGAAACAGTGTAAGAAAAACAACAATTTCCTCCATAATTCCAAACATTCCATTACTCATATTCTATATCTCCTCTCAATACAATTAATTTCTCATACAAGAACATGTATAGTTCATATATATTTGGTAAAAATCTGCTATTAAATTCTGCTATGAATTCTGTGTTATCTTCTTGCTCTAGACATGCATTATGTTCGTAGTGAAAAGCGTGTGTCAGCTCATGAATGATTGTTTGTTTAATTCGCTTCGCATGAACCTGCTCATTAATGTTAATCATGATGTTTTGTTTTAGATAGTCAGCTTCACCAAACTTAATCCAGTCGTCTTTGTTGTGCGGATCGCATTTGTTAAATTCGACGGTGTAATTGACACCTAAAACATCAATTATAATATCAGACATTATATGACCCCTTTCGTTTTTAGTAACATTTCGTTAAAGTCTTTGTATTTGCTGTATGCCTCGCTCATTATCATTCTTGCATTCGGCAGTACTTGTTGCACCTTATGCGCGAACTTTTGTCCCGCTTCATCATTATCAAGCGCAATAACAACATCATTGTATTTGGTGCAGTCAAACTCTCTTACTGCGCTCACAACGGTATTCGCACCCATTGCGCACAGTACCGAACCAGTCCAACCCATCTCAACGAGCGAAAGACCGTCTATAACACTCTCACATATCGCTATTTTTAATTCTTTGGGGTCTCTGACAATCAAAACGTGCTTTTGGGCATTATCATATAGCTTAAATTGTAATTCCTTTAATTTCACGTTTTTTGTGCTTCTAAATATAAGTCGTTCATATCGCCCAGTCACATCATTAGTAATAGCAAAGATAATGTTATATCTTTCAAAATATTCATCTCTGAAAGCGAACTTGTTTTTGTCAAAGCTATCAACGTGTCCATGTAAATAGTCCGCCATGACTGGTAAAGTAAAAAGTCCGAACGAGACCATCACTCCTGCTTTTTTCAACGTGTCAAAGCTTATGCCTCTTGTCTCTGTTAAGTATCTAACCCCCGCCTCTTCCTCGGGAAAACCAAAGTCTTTCGCATCTATACAATCAAGACCACCTTTGAACACATCGTCACATTGTTTTTGTATTGCTTCATCGTTCGTTTTTGTTGACGTTCTTTCTTTCGCTTCAATTATCGGCATATCGCTTGCGTTGTCGTATATGACATGTGTTGTGATACCACAATTGTTTTGTCTTGAACAGTTGATAAAGTTCAAGTTATCACCCCACATGTAAGCCTCACGTTTGCCACATTGCGGACAAGTGCAACGGAGATAGTTTCCCCGTTGTCTTATTCCAAGACTGGCGCTTAATGTTGCAAAGTCTTTCACTTGTATTTGTTGCATGGTATCTTACCCCTTGAAATTCAAAATGCTTTTGAACGTTCTATATTCTTGCAAGTACGGTGTTATGTCTTCTAGTATAACATTTTTATCTTTGTATGCAAACGGCGCTTCATCTAATCTTTGCTCGTCAACCGTAACAGAAGTAACATCTTTCATTTCGTCAATAAAATCTTGTAAATCAATAACCTTTTTAGCTTTCGTTCTGCTGAACTTTCTTCCTGCGCCGTGAGGTAACGAGTAATTGACTTCATCTGTCACATCTGAGATGCCCAATATAATACCCTCTTTCATATTAAGTGGAATTAAGACCTCAGAACCGTACGGCGCATCTATACTGCCTTTTCTGATAATTGGAAACTCTTTTGAGAAATCAATGTAATTATGTATGCTCTCAATTTTTCTGTATGTGAGTTTTTGTTCTGTCACATCTTCAATAATTGCAACAATCTTTTCTAACATGTACACACGTGATGCTTTAGCCCACATAACCGCATCTGTCACAGCTTTTGTGTATTCATTTTCGATGTGAACGTATGGAATGCTTGCTTCTTGTGTTTTGTTGTCGTATTCTTTCCAGCTTTCTATGTGCGATTGTATTTCTCGCTCTCTGCCCTCTCTTTTTAATTTCTCAATTTGATGTCTTTGGTGTGCGTCTTTATCTGCTTTTAGTTGCTTTTGTTCTTCCTCGTAACTTCTTATAGCCTTTCTGTGCACGTGTCCGCCAAATCCCCTACTACCCGAGTGCGCAGTTATAAGAATGTCGCCGTTGTTTTCGCCTATCTCAATGAAGTGGTTGCCGTCTCCTAGCGTTCCCATTTGCGTACCGTCAACATTTCTGTTGATTTTAACTTCTGAAGCGATTGCCTGCACAATACGCTCTAATTCATCTTTATTCAGCTCAATATCTTTAATTAAATATGAAGTCAAACCGCAACCGATGTCAGCAGAAATCAAATCTGGAGCTATGTAGTCGCTGTGTACTTCCATTGTAAAGCCAACGGGTGCGTGACCCGCAATGTGAGCGTCTGCCATCAATACAATCTTAGATTTTGAAAACAATAATTTATTTGCTTCCATTGTCTTAATTAAGTTGGGCACTAACTCCTCTTCAATCTCTGATGCTTTGACAATAAGTGTTGCCTCGTCATCTGTGTTCTCCCATAATTTTAATGTTTGTTCCATTTTTTTCTTCATTCCTTTTTCAATTTTTTTCCATCTTTTTCAACATTTCAAGTATATCTTCTCGTTCTTTTCGCTCTTCTTCCAGCCGTGCAATTTTTCCATTGAAATAGCTTATCTTTAACAAACTATATATTAACATTACAAAAGCTATAAACATAGCTATTGCAAACATGATTTGCATTAATACAAACTCCATGCTATTCACTCCTTTCTTTTCTTCCGCCAATAACAATGCGTATATTGTCCTCTATTCCCCACTTCTTGCGACAACCGATGTCGAACACGCTTGCATCATCTGCGTACACTATTCCCGTAAGCTCGTCCATAATAGGCTTAATGATGTTATCGACATCGGGCTTTTGGCAATGATACGAACCGTCCATCTGATCACGTTTCTTTTTGCTCCAAGATTTTGGCATTGCGAACGTCACGTCGATTAACAATGAAATGTCCTTGGCGTAAAATGGTAACGGCTGATTGCGCATTATCCATCTTCCAAGCTCTGCTCTATAATCCTTGTATGTCTTTGGCATGTAAGCGTGACCGCTTGCAAATCGTGGGCGTGGTGCGCCCATCGATTTCATTGGTATATTAATCTCCATAACAATCAATCCTCAAATCACAATATAATTCATCATAAGTGCAACCAGTTACTTTTGTGTCTAATACCTTTTCACTCAACAAATCGCTTAATGGTATATTGCAACCTGCTTCAAACATAGCATCATATGCTATGATTGTTAAAACATGGTATTCATCGGGTTCACTTTCTGCAAGTTCGAGGAACTGGCGCACAGTTCCCCCGTCTTGCAAAAGTTTTTTGTATTTGTCTAATGTCTTCATACTTTTTCACTCCTTAAAATGGTAAGTCATCAATATCAATGTTAAAATCAATGTTAAATGCTTGTTCTTCGCTTGGTGCGAAACCGCTATTTGCATTTTGAGGTGCTTGTCCTGTTTGTCCTGTTCTTTGAGCTTCGTGTTCCATTGCTTTAATCTCTGTCTCGTTTTTATTGTATAGGTCTACACCCTCGTACTGCTTCATCACATGAATACGTGAATAGAATGCGTTTTTGTAATCATTGTATTTTCGTTTAACAATAACGTTCATTTTCTTAGCAATCAACATGTCTGTTGTGATTCTTCCTGTGAATTTTGTCATGTCATTGCCTAAACATGTAAGCAATGTTAGCATGAGCTTTTTAGAATACTCATGTTGACCGTCCAACATGTAAAATTCCGTAATTTCTTCCCCCTTTTTGGCTTTAAAAATTACCTTGAGTTGTTTTTTTCCTGTTTGTGTTGTCGTGGTTTCTGCGCTTAGGACTTTGAGTGTGTATTCTCCAGGCAACAAATAGTTACCTCCCTTTAATACTGTTGCTCCCGTTAAATCCATTGTTCCTAAAATCATAATTATTGACCTACTTTCCCAGTCTCTACAAGACTGACTAATTTTTTAACACTTGCGTTTGCAAGTTTTGTTGTTTCGAGCGTAATGTTGTTTTTTGTTCGCGCTTTCGTTACGTACAACTCGCTTGGCGTAATGTCGATGATGTGTTCAAACATCTCTGTTCCATCTTCTCGTACTTGCTTCTCAATTACGGCGTGTGCGATGATATCAACGCTTGTCGTAACTGATGACTGAATAGCTTGTTGCACGTCTACAGACACGGTCGGGTTGATTGTCGCTCCGTTCACGTCTGTTTGTTGACTGATGCTTTCGTGTCCCGTCATTACAAAATGAAAGTTGTGCGTGTCTTGAAGTTTAATGGCGTACTCCACCATTTCTTTAATCATTTTAGCCGTATCGCCATAATCTTGAATTTGTGCTTTTGTACGCCCATTCTGCGCCAAAACGGTCGCAAGTGCAACATCACGTAATTTTCCCAACGTCTCTATAACGAGTGTGTCAAATCCCAGTTGCTCTTTTAGCGCAGGCAAATTTTGCAATACCGCTTTCAGATGCTCCCAATTTTTAATTTCCACAACATTACCGCTTGTTGCAACACCTGCCCCATGCTCATTAATATCAAGCACAAGTGCGTTTCCATCTTTCGTTGCGAACGTTGTTTTTCCTGTACCGCTCTTGCCGTACACAATCATACTCTTCCGAGGGCGGTACGTCTCTGATAGGCTCTTCACGCCTAGTTTTTCCAAAATGTCCATTTTGTAAATCTCCTTTAATTCTTTTATTTTTTCTTTGTTATCCTCTAAAAAGGCAAGTGGCGGTTCTTTACTCTGTACATACCGCCAAAAATCTGTAGCTATCTCGTTCATTAAACATATTGCTTCAAGATTACGTTCAATCTCGTGTTTCACGAGTTTATCAAACTTGATGTATTTCGTGTTAAGTGTTTCAAGTTGTTTCGGTGTTGCAAAGTAGAACCAAATATCAGCTTTTACCTTGCCAAAAACACTCATATACCTTTGCACTTGTAGCCAATAGTTTATCGGCGGCGCTTCTGTGTATCTGTCTCTATTCGTGGTCTTTGATGTTTTGAACTCTATTACGTGATTGATACTTAATGCGTCCGCATGACCTCTAAACATTCCATCTACTCTAGGGTTCGGGCTGTACGAGTAACTTTCGTATAAGTGTTCAATGCACGAACTTATCACTGGTTCTGCCTCGTTTCCAAATTCAATGCTTGCGTTTGTAAAGTCTTCACGAGGTCTAAGACCTGTCAATTCTTCCCAAAGCGCGTACGATGATTTGAACGGGTTCAATCCGTACACCGCAGTATCAGAACCTCCAAGATGCTTATTTCTATCTTTTTTTACATCAATCATATTTTGAATATCATACCTCGCAATCATCTAATTTTCTAATTAGCGCTCGCAATTCATCGACGTTAACATTAGCTTCACGCCAAACATCATTGTAAGCAGCCGGTCTTTTTTCATTTGAATAGGCAAAATAAATCAATTCATAATACACTATTTTTCTTATATTTTTTTCTTGTTCTGTCATAAACAATGCTCCTTAACAATCCATATTTTCCGCGAATTATCGTCAAACGTCGCTACTCTATCAATCGTCCAATCATCGTCGTACGCCAAGCAATCTGTGTAGAAGCCTTGCGCCTCGCCATCGTATATGACTGTATTCGGTTGTTCAATTACAACCAATCGACGGCTTGGCTTTGTTTGATGAACCAATTCCGAAAATAACACTTGTGTTGTCCTTGTTAACCGTCTTCGACCCTTTACAGGTTTCTTCATCTTGCTAGGGCTCGTATAATTTCCTACCATCTTATATCAAAAACTCCTTTCCTAACCTTTTTGCAAACTCTCGCAAATTCACTTTTTCTTTTTTACTTTTTCTTAAAATATTCATCACTGCTTTTATGTTAGACTTTGTTGTAAAATCAACAAAAATAACAATCATTAATACAACTCCTTTAATAACTCGCTTAACTCTTCATATGTGAACAGCGTTTTGAGGAATAACATAAAGTCAATTGTATCCATTGAACCTGTTTCACCGTTTAAAAAACGACGAACATTCCTTCCCTCAACGCCAGCAACTCGTGCTATTGCTTCTTTATTTGTTTTTAAATCAACAATCTTGTAATTTACAGCTTTTACGATTTTTTCTTTAAATTTTTCTTTTTCGCTCATGCTACAATAACCCACTCTCTTCTTAAAATTCCGCAACTGCTTTTGCGCGTTCTTCTTCTGTACTTTTTATTAGAAAAGAGGGAATTATCCCTCGTTTTCCTCAATGAATTTAAGTGCTTCTGCAGGCGTTATTGGCGTGTTACACCATTTGTTAGATACATATCCCTCACACAATCTAACTTGTGTCGGAAATCCGTAGATACTCGCTTCGTTAGCTCCATAACAACCTCTAATGTTTTCTGGCAAGCTAATTGAATAGTATTCAACATCTCCATTTTCGTCAAGTTTGTAAGTTTCTTGATAATACGATTGCCATTTCTCGAGAGTGTATCTCTCATTAAGTTCTGACTCTTCGTGCCAGCGAGCAGTGTGTCTCTCTCTGTTCTCCTCATTTTGTTTTTTTGCAATCTCGTAAAGTTTTTGTAATTCGTTCATGTAACATCATCCTTTTATAATAATTTCAAGGTCTTGTTCAACCTTGTAATTATATTATATCATACATATATGACAATGTCAACCTTTTTTGCGCATTTTTGCCTTTTTTATTCCTCCTCCACTTTTGCCAATCTCTTATTACAGATACGACAATACCACCATTTCCCGTGAATGTGCCTTGCGTTACCATACATGTCGAAATTAAAATCTTCTGTATTATCGTTTTTTGTATCGATCATAAACTCGTTTGTTCCAGTGTACCGCTCTTTTCGATAGACTATTGTGTTCGGACTACCATCAATGTTTGTACAGTTTGAACATTCTATAAGCTTCATGTTTAATCTCCTATCTTCTCAATGTAAAAAACTTGTATCGCCTTGCGATTCCGATGCTATCCCGTAAAATAACGTCTGCAAAATCGTGACTGTCTACATAACATTTTAAGTCACAATGCGACTCAATTCTACGCCGTAACTTTGCTAGTAACGTTTCATCTGAACGTCGTCGTGGTTTCTTCATCATGCTAAAATTCCATTCTCCGCTCTTCTTCAACCCACATCACCTTGTACGATTCTTTGGTTTCCTTGCTGTACTTATTCGCCTGCCTAATTCCTTTCGCTACTGCATCTTGTTGTGAGCAAGCAATTACGTTTTTTTCAATCTTAGCACCTGTGTTCTTGTTTTTTAGCAGTATTGTGTACCGTATCATTATTATCTTCTCCATTCCATTATTTCGTATGTTGCTATTGATAAAATTCCTACAATAATTATAAAATTGCTATTCATATTCATCCCGTGAATGAGAAGCGCCAAACCTGCAAATAATAACATTACTTGTCCTCTCTTTCTGCTCGAGCGATGTCTGCCTGCAAATCATCATTATGTTTATCATACCATCTTTCAAGTTCGTCTTGATACTCCTCAAGCTCGTTTTCTTTGTCTTCTATTTTGTCTCTCAATTCTCCAAACTCATCTTTCAGTTCTTCAATATCTAGCTCTAATTCTTCGATTGCTTCCTCTAATGCTCTTTTTTCCTCTAAAATGCTCTCAGTCATTACAATTTTCCTTTGAATATTTTTTTAATTTTTTCAAGCGCTTCTTCTGCCTCGTCACGTGTCTTGAATACGTTTCCTGTTTCGGAGAGACCTGATTCAAGTCTCTCAAATTTTCCTGCAATAATACTGTCTACTTCTCCGAATACAGTATCAACATAATAATACATGTCTCCTTCTCGCATCATCCTCATCTCCTATGACATAATTTCGGATTTTCTCGCAATGCAATCGTCAATTGCTTTGTCGATTAACTCAATAATCTCCCAATCTTCTGCTGTTTCGTAATCAATTCCGTAAATTTCGCAAAGCTCTTTAGCTTGCTCTTTGATTAACACGAACCCGTGCACATCTTTTGTTCCCATAATCGAACACTCCTTTAAATTAAAATCAAACAAAAAGCCTAGATAATTATTAGTTCTTACTAACAATACCTAGGCTTCATGCACCAATCTTGAAATCAATCAGTTGTTGTGCTATAATAGCTTTATTGGTATTGATTAGAGGAGCTAATCAATTCCTTGAAGAACAGTTTGTGCTGTTCTTTTTTGTTTGTAATTATATTATATCATACATATATGACAATGTCAACCTTTTTTGCGCATTTTTTTTCTAACAATCCATCCAAATA